TGGTATTTGAGCTACGGGCAATGGGTATCCCTGTCCAAGAATTTACGCCAACTAAGGGTAATGACAAGATTGCGCGTCTAAATGCGGTAGCAGACATATTTGCGTCTGGAAGAGTTTGGGTTCCCCCAACACATTGGGCAGAAGAACTAGTGGAAGAAGTAGCTAGTTTTCCATCTGGCGAACATGACGACTTAGTGGACAGTATGTCTCAAGCCCTGTTAAGATTCAGACGTGGCGGCTTTGTGCAGTTAGATTCTGATTATGAAGACGAGCCAACGACATTCAAGTCCCGTAGGCACAAAGGGTATTACAACGTATAAGGCAAAATTATGGCAATTGAAAAAGGTTTATATCAAGCACCGCTAGGTATGGAGCAGTTAGCCATGGAAGAAGAACCTATAGAGATTGCTATCGAAGACCCTGAGTCAGTTGAGATTGGTATTGGGCCTTTAAGTATTCGCATTGAGCCAGACGAAGAGTCTGAAGAGGATTTTTCTGTAAACCTAGCGGAATACATGAGTGAGCAAGATCTTCAGTCCTTAGCCTCTGAATTAATTTCTGACTTTGATGATGACATCTCTTCTCGTAGAGATTGGATGCAGACTTATGTTGATGGTTTAGAACTACTCGGCATGAAGATTGAAGAACGTACTGAACCATGGGAAGGCGCTTGCGGTGTGTACCATCCGCTTCTCTCTGAAGCACTAGTTAAGTTTCAGTCAGAGACCATGATGGAAACGTTTCCAGCCGCAGGTCCAGTCAAGATTGAAATCATTGGTCGTGAAACGACAGAGAAGAAAGATGCAGCAGAACGTGTCAAAGAAGACATGAACTACCAACTTACAGATGTAATGAAAGAGTACAGACCTGAGCATGAGCGCATGCTTTGGGGCTTGGGTCTTTCAGGTAATGCGTTTAAAAAAGTCTATTACGATCCAAATTTAGAGCGTCAAGCATCTATATTTGTACCCGCAGAAGACATCGTGGTCCCTTATGGCGCTAGCAATATAGAAACTTCTGAGCGTGTCACACACGTGATGCGTAAGACCAAGAACGAGTTAATTCGATTGCAAGTAGCTGGCTTTTATTGCGACGTTGACTTAGGTGACCCAGTTAATTCGCTTGATGAAGTAGAGAAGAAGATTGCAGAAAAGATGGGCTTTAGAGCTACGTCGGATGATCGCTTCAAACTTCTTGAGATGCACGTTAATTTAGACCTTGCTGGTCACGAGCATAAAGATGATGATGGTAAACCAACAGGTATCGCCCTTCCTTATGTAGTAACTATTGAAAAAGGAACAAGTAATGTTCTTGCAATTAGACGGAACTGGGAACCAGATGATAAAACACATGCAAAACGCAACCATTTCGTGCATTACGGTTATATCCCAGGTTTTGGTTTTTATTGTTTTGGTCTTATTCACCTCATTGGGGCTTTTGCTAAGTCTGGTACTAGCATTCTTCGTCAGCTTGTTGATGCTGGCACTCTTTCTAATCTTCCAGGGGGGTTCAAAACGCGGGGCTTACGGATTAAAGGTGACGACACCCCGATCAGCCCAGGTGAATTCCGTGACGTAGACGTACCTAGTGGAACTATGCGGGATAACATCCTGCCTCTTCCATATAAGGAACCAAGTCAGACTTTGTATCAGTTGATGAATCAAATCATTGATGAAGGTCGCCGCTTTGCAGCAGCTGCGGATATGAAGATTAGCGACATGTCTTCTAATTCGCCAGTGGGAACCACGCTTGCAATATTAGAAAGAACATTAAAAGTAATGAGTGCGGTACAAGCTCGTATCCACTATGCAATGAAACAAGAGTTCCGTCTTTTAAAGAAGATTATTGCGGACTACACTCCTGAGGAATATACCTACGAGCCAATTGAAGGTAGTCGTAGAGCAAAGAAATCAGACTATGACCAAGTAAACGTCATACCTGTATCAGACCCCAACGCGGCTACTATGTCGCAAAAAGTAGTGCAGTATCAAGCAGCTCTACAACTCGCTCAAACGGCACCGCAGCTCTATGATTTACCGTTACTACATCGGCAGATGTTAGACGTGTTGGGTATCAAAAATTATTCAAAACTTGTACCAACTCAGGACGACAAAAAACCAGTTGATCCTGTTACTGAGAATATGAACTTGCTTAATATGAAGCCCGTCAAGGCTTTCCTTTATCAAGATCATCAGGCCCATATTGCTGTGCATATGTCAGCTATGCAAGATCCTAAGATTATGCAACTTGTTCAACAAAGCCCAACGGCACAAGCGATTGGTGCGGCAATGACTGCTCATATTTCTGAGCATATTGCTTATGAGTATCGTAAACAGATGGAAATGCGTATGGGCATGGAACTTCCACCTGATAGCAAACAATACGAAGATGAAGGCATTCCAGAAGAATTGGAAGTCAGAATCTCGCAACTCGCTGCTCAAGCAGCGCAACAAATGTTGCAGCAGAACCAACAAGAGGTTCAAGCTCAACAAAACGCTCAGGCGCAACAAGACCCACTGGTCCAAATGCAACAGATGGAATTACAGCTGAAGCAAGCAGACCTGCAACTCAAGCAACAAAAACTTCAAGTTGATGCAGCAACTAAAGCTGACCAAATTCGTATTGAAGAATCTCGAATTGAAGCTCAGAAAGAAATTGCTGGTATGCAAGTTGGAGCAAAAATTGCCAAAGATAAAGCCGACCTTGAAGCTAAGATGGAGTTGGAAGGCTTAAAAATTGGCACAGACATCGCCCATAAAAAGGCGCAATTAAACGTACCGAAAGGGACGCAAAAGAAAGGTGATTGATGGACAAAACGCTTGAAGTACTGCTTAAACAGTACAAAGATAAGCGCAACCAAATAGCTGATGCCGTTTCCAGTGGCGCAGCTAAGGATTACGCAGAGTACCGCGCACTTTGTGGTGAGATACGAGGCCTTCTTACTGCTGAGTCATATTTATTAGACCTCGCAAAAAATCTGGAGAACGCTAATGACTAACGTCATTGATTTAGAAAAAGCAGTAGATTTAAGTGCAATATTGCATAAAGAAGCAGAAGAAAGAGCCAAACAACTCCCTGTACCCCAAGGGTATAGAATACTTTGCGCAATTCCAGAAACAGAAGAGGCTTTCGATAGCGGGATTATTAAGTCCGATGAAACCCGCAGGCACGATGAGTTATTAACTACGGTTTTATTTGTAGTTGATATAGGTCCAGATTGCTATCAAGATAAAACTAGGTTTCCTAACGGTCCTTGGTGTAAAAAAGGCGATTTTATTTTGGTGCGTCCAAATGCTGGTACCCGTCTGGTAATCCATGACAGGGAATTCCGCATTATTAACGACGACTCGGTGGAAGCTGTAGTTCAAGATCCTCGTGGAATTAAACGTAAATTTATTTAGGAGATAAACCATGGCTGAAATTCAAAAAGATGACTATAAATTCCCTCACGAAGCAGAAGAAACTAAGGGTAAACCCGTAGATACAGAAGAAACATTTGAGATCGAGGTAGAAGACGATACTCCAACAGAAGATCGGCAAGCTAAGCCTTTGCCTGATGAAGTAAAAAAAGAACTTGATGATGACAACCTTATGGAGTATTCCAATAAGGTAAAAATGCGTCTTGAGCAGATGAAAAAAGCTTGGCACGACGAACGTCGAGTTAAAGAAGCAGCGGAAAGAGAAAAAGACGAAGCAGTTCGATTTGCACAACAAATTTCTCAAGAGAATCAAAGACTTAAGAAACAATATAGTGCTGGCGAAAAGACTTATATTGAAACTGTACAAAATGCCGCTGATACAGAAGTAGAAATGGCAAAACGAGTCTACCGTGACGCCTATGACTCGGGAGATTCAGATCGCATTGTTGAGGCTCAACAAAAACTTACTGAAGCTAGCTTAAAACAAGATAGGGCTAAAAACTTTAAGCCCTCTTTACAAACTGAAGAAGATGATGTACAAATACCACAACAAACGACTCAGACTCAAGAAAGTCCGAAGATTGACCCGCTAACTTCCAAGTGGCTTGAAAGAAATACTTGGTACGGGCCTGATGAAGAGATGACTGCCTTGGCTTTGGGTACGCATGCAAAGCTTGAAAAAGAATTTGGTAAAGGTTATATTGGTAGCGAAGAGTATTTCAAACGTATAGATAACACTATGCGCAAAAGGTTTCCCGAGAATTTTTCGGACGAATTAGAAGTAGAAACGCAGGTTGGGGGCGACAAGCCCAATCAGCGCACTGAAGCCAGATCGGCACCAGTAGTAGCACCAGCAACGCGTAGCACGGCGTCAAAAAGAATTGTGCTAAAAGCAAGTCAAGTGGCATTAGCTAAAAAACTTGGCTTAACCCCTGAGCAGTATGCTCGGGAAATGCAAAAACTGGAGGCTTAAAATGGCAACAAACAAACTTGCTCGCGAATTAGATACCCGTGCAACAAGCGAACGTCCTACGCAGTGGGCGCCAGCAGAATTGCTCCCTGAGCCTGATAAACAGGCTGGGTATGCGTATAGATGGATTCGTACTTCAACGCTGAATCAAGCGGATCCCCGCAATCTCTCTGGGAAACTAAGAGAAGGCTGGGAACCTGTAGGAATTGAAGAACAACCCAAGTTTCAACTGCTAGTTGATCCCAATAGTCGCTTTAAGGACAATATTGAGATTGGCGGGTTATTGCTTTGCAAGACTCCAGAAGAATTTGTTGCTCAACGTAATTCACATTACCAAAAGCAAGCAGAAAATCAGATGGAAGCTGTAGACAGTAGCCTTATGCGCCAAAGTGACCCAAGGATGCCGCTCTTTAAAGAGAGCAAGTCCACGACGACCTTTGGTAAAGGTTAATTTAATTTAGGAGATTCAAATGGCTTATCCAACCGTTTCAAATCCCTATGGCTTTAAACCAATTAATCGTTTAGATGGCTTACCATACGCAGGTGCAACACGTCAGTACCCTGTTACTTCTGGTCAAGCAATTTACAACGGTCAACCAGTGGTTTTGGCTATAGGCGGTACAGTATCAGGCGATTCAGATTTAACACAAGGAAATATTCTTGGTGTTGCAGTCGGTGTTCAATACACTAACTCATCTGGTCAAACAGTTCAGGCTCAATATGCACCAGCATCTGGCGTAACTAACGTTATTGCCTATGTTGTTGATGATCCTTTTGCTGTGTTCAAAGTTGCTATTACAGGTAACAACTCAACCATTACTGCGGCTGGCAGAAACATTGTCGGTACTAACGTAACGGGTGTTGTTGGTACACCTGACGCTACAACTGGGAATGCTACTTCTTCTATCTTCGGTGCTTCAGCTGCTGTTACAGCAACTTTCCCATTCCGTGTGGTAGACGTGGTTCCAGACACAGCGACTGGCTCAAACTCATTTGTGGAAGCAATCGTTAAGATTAACTTATCACAA